GTCTTCTCCCCGCCAACGCGCGACACCATCGAGCACATGCGGGCCAACGCCGACCGCATCTTCCGCTGGCTGGACGACGTCACCAAGGACCGCAACCCCCTGCCGGCGAACTTCATCCCCTCGATCCTGGCGGCGCTGCCGGACGGGCTGCGCCTGCACGCCCTGGACGAGATGCTGCGGCCCTTCGGCATCGCCTGCCGCACGGTCGGCGGCGAGGCGGCGATCGGCGACGTCGGCCGCCTGTTCCGGGAGATGCTGACCGAGGGCGCCCAGGCCGAGGTGGCGGCGGCGGATCTGCTCGACGGCGCATCGTACGGCGAACTGCTGAATGCGCAGCGCGAGATCGCCGAGGACATCGCCGCCCGCAACCGCATGCTGGCGGCCGTCGAGGCCGCGCTGCCTTCAGCCGCATCATGGAGGGCCAAATGATCCGCGCCATCCTGTCAGGGCTCGCCGCCGGCATCGCCGCGTTGGCTATTGCGGCCCTTCTCGTCGGCCTGCTGGTGGCGCTCGCATGAGGATCAAGTGCCCCCACTGCGGCCAGACGGCGAAGATCCGCACCAGCCGGGCCATGAGCGAATCCGTGGTGGAGCACCACCTGCAGTGCCAGAACATCGAGTGCGCCCATACCTGGGTGGCGCACACCGCGGCGGTGCGCACCATCGCGCCGTCGATGACGCCGAACCCTAAAGTCTTCATCCCGCTCTCGCCGCGCTCGCCGGCGGTGAAGGCGGCCGAGAAGAACCAGTTGGAGTTGCCCATGGAATCCCTCCACCCGCGCGCCATGGCTCTCAACACCGGCTAGACCGCCGCCGCGCTCCCCCTCTGAAGCATGCATGTGACATGCCGGTTTCCGGCGTGCAGGGACTTTTTTTGCCAAAAAAACGATGAACGAACAGCTCTACAACGACATCCGCCGCCGGCTTGAAATGGACTACGGCTTCAAGTCCAGCAAGGACGGCCGCTGGCTGCGGAACGGCGAATGCCCCTCCTGCAACAAGAAAGAGATGCACACGAGCGCCGAGAAACCCTGGGTGCTGCGCTGTGGCCGGGCGAACAAGTGCGGCGTGGAATACCACGTCAAGGAGCTGTACCCGGATCTCTTCGAGAGCTGGTCGGAGCGCCACAGGAAAACCCCCGAGGCGCCCAACGCGGCCGCCGACGCCTACCTGCGCGACGCGCGCGGCTTCGACCTGGCCAGGATCGCCGGCTGGTACGCGCAGGAGAGCTACTACGACGCGGAGAAGAAGATCGGCTCGGCCACGGTGCGCTTCGCACTCGCCGGCGGCGCCTGGTGGGAACGCATCATCGACCAACCCAGCCGCTTCGGCAGCCGCAAGGCGACCTTCCACGGCCAGTACGCCGGCACCTGGTGGGCGCCGCCCTCGCTGACGGAGATCCCGGAGGAGCTGTGGATCGTCGAGGGCATCTTCGACGCCATCGCCTGGCTGCACCACGACGTGGCGGCGGTGGCGGCGATGAGCTGCAACAACTACCCGGGCACCGCGCTGGCGGCGCTGGCCGAGCGCTGCAAGGCGGCGGAGAAGGACCGGCCGCGCCTGGTGTGGGCGCTCGACGGCGACAAGGCCGGCCGCAAGTTCGCCCGCCAGTGGGCGAAGAAGAGCCGCGAGGAAGGCTGGGAGGCCTCCGCCGCGACGATCCCCTTCGAGGGCAAGGCGAAGCTGGACTGGAACGACATGCACCAGCGCGGCCGCCTCGGGCCGAAGGACATCGAGCGCTACCGCTACCACGGCGCGCTGCTCTTGGCGGAGAGCGCCCAGGAAAAGGCACTGCTGATGTACCGGCGCAACGGCTGGAACGCCTTCAGCTTCGAGTTCGACAACCGGCTGCACTGGTTCAAGCTCGACCTGGACCGCTACCACAAGGTGATGGAGCAGTACCAGGACGACAAGTCGCTCAGCGACGAGAAGCGGCGCGACCTGGCGCTCACCGAATCCGGCACCGTCAGCGAGATCGCCAACTGCTACCCGACGGCGCTGTACTACCAGGCGAACCTGATCACCGACGAGAGCTGGTACTACTTTCGGGTCGACTTCCCGCACGACGGGCCGTCCGTCAACAACACCTTCACCGGCGGGCAGCTCGCCTCCGCCTCGGAGTTCAAGAAGCGCCTGCTGGGCATCGCCGCCGGCGCGGTGTTCACGGGCACCGCCGGCCAGCTCGACGCCATGCTGAAAAAATGGCTCGGCCGCATCAAGACCGTCGAGACGGTCGACTTCATCGGCTACAGCAAGGAACACGCCGCCTGGGTGTTCAACGACGTGGCGGTGAAGGGCGGCAAGACGGTCTCCCTCAACGACGAGGACTTCTTCGACCTCGGCCGGCTGTCGATCAAGAGCCTCAACCGCTCTGTCGACCTGGCGATCAACACCGATCTGAAGGACTTCTCGACCGACTGGGTCGGGCTGCTGTGGCAGTGCTACTACCACAAGGGCCTCGCGGCGCTGGCCTTCTGGCTGGGCAGCTTCTTCGCCGAGCAGATCCGCGCCCGGCACAAGAGCTTTCCGTTCGTCGAGCTGGTGGGCGAGCCCGGCGCCGGCAAGTCGACGCTGATCGAGTTTCTCTGGCGGCTGGCCGGCCGCTCGGACTACGAGGGCTTCGACCCCTCCAAATCCACCATGGCGGCGCGGGCGCGCAACTTCAGCCAGGTGTCGGCCCTGCCGGTGGTGCTGATCGAGGGCGACCGCACCGAGGAGGACCGCATCAAGCAGAAGGGCTTCGACTGGGACGAGCTGAAGCCGCTCTACAACGGCCGCAGCGTCTATTCGCGCGGCGTGAAGAACAGCGGCAACGAGACCTACGAGCCGCCCTTCCGCGGCGCGCTGGTGATCAGCCAGAACGCGCCGGTGCAGGCCTCCGACGCGATCATGCAGCGCATCTGCCACATCGGCTTCGACCTCGCCTCGCACACGCCGGAATCGAAGGCGGCGGCCGACGCCCTCGGCCAGATCGGCGTCGAGCGCCTGTCCGGCTTCATCCTCAAGGCCTGCCTGGCGGAGCAGCAGATCCTCGCCACCTTCGAAGAGCGCGTGCCGCACCACGAAAAGCGTCTGCTCAAGGTGGAGGGCGTGCGCAACCTGCGCATCGTCAAGAACCACGCCCAGCTCGCCGCCCTGGTGGACGCGCTGGCGCACGTGGTGCCCGTCGGCGCCGCCGAGCTGCGCCAGACGCAGGCCTTCATCGAGGACATGGCCGCCGAGCGCCAGGAGGCGATCAACGCCGACCACCAGGTGGTGCAGGAGTTCTGGGACATCTTCGACTACCTCAACGGCAGCGACGACGCGCCGCGCCTGAACCACGCGCGCAAGGACGAGGCCTTCATCGCCATCAACTTCAACCACTTCATCGAGGTGGCCGCCGACCGGCGCCAGCATCTGCCCGATCTGCGCGAGCTGAAGAAGCACCTGAAGACCTCGCGCGGGCGGAAGTTTCTCGGCCGAAAAAAAGTCAATTCCGCGATCAACGCCCTCTACAACGTTCGCAACCCGGATTCCCAGAAGCCGGCCACCGTCGACTGCTGGGTCTTCGAGAACACCCCGCGGGAGCCCTCCCGCTAACCCACGAAAGGAGATCCACCATGCAGTCGATTCAGGACACGAAGGACATCTTCCGCATCATGGAGGCGGCGATCGCCGTGCTGGACCTGATCCAGTCCGGCGAGATCGCCTCCGACGCCCCCGAGCACCTGGCCAAGGCCACCAGCGTGGCCGACCGACTGCAGGCGGCCGTCGAGCGCCTGCGCCCCGCCCTGCAGGTGCACGAGAGCCCCTTCCTCGCCCACCGCAAGGCCATCCTCGGCGGCGGCGGCACGGCGCGCAAGCTGGCGGACCTGACGCTGCACCTCTTCAACGAGGGCCACCCGGTGCGCCTGGGCAGCCTGCTGCGCAACGCCGACGAGGAGCACCTGCGCATCGCGCTCGAGTGCATCGCCGGCTACGCCCACAACGGCGAGCGCGACCCGCACTTCATGCGCCTGGCGCGCGAGATCCTCGATCTGCGCGACGCCGAGCGGCAGCAGGCGGCCTGAGCGGAGGCACGCCATGGGCCAGCAGACGATCCTGACGCCGCTCGACGAAGCCAAGCGCATCGCCCGCAGCCACAACATGTTCGTGGCCCAGAAGGGCGGGCGCTTCCTGCTCTACCGCCGCATGCCGAACCGCAACGTGCTGATCGGCACGCGCGGCACGGACAGGGATCTGCTCGGCCTCGTCCGCCACTCGGCCGGGTCGCGCTGACATGCCGACCCTCAAGGAGTGGCGCGACGCCCTGCTGGGCCTGGTCATTTACTTCCTGCTGCTGGCGCTCTGCGACCCCGCGCCGGCGGCCGAGATCCACGGGGACGCGAACAAGGAGAGAACCATGGAAGCAACACTCGGCAGCGCCGCCGCCATCCCGGACAACGCCCAGGTGCTGTCCATCGCCAGGCAGGCCCGCGAAGCCGGCATGCAGATCATCCACAACGGCCGCGACATCGTCGTCTCGCCGGTCTGCCCGCCCGGCTGGCGGCCGGTGATCGTCAAGGTCAAGGACAGCCAGGAGGTGAGCGATGGCAACTGAACACACCGAACCGATGCCGGGCTGGGCCACCGGCGAGGCCTCGAGCCCCATGCAGGTGGGCGCCCAGCTGCGCACCCGCGACGGCCGGCGCATCGGCAACGCCGTCACGGTCGGCGTGCGCGATATCCACGGCAAGACGTTTGCTGCCGTGGTCACGGATGCCGGCACCTGGCTCAACCTGACCGCGCAGGAGCTGGACCAGCTGTTCCACCCGCCGCAGTGGCTGATGCGGATCGACGATTACCCGGGGCTGAAGCGCATGGGCTACCGCATCGATCTCAACGATCTGCGCATCATGGCCGACGCGATCTGTGCCCTCGACGCGGCCACCCTGCCGGAGGACAAGCAGCGGGTCACCCAGTGCCACGCCATCATCCGCCGTGCCCTGGGGACTGACTTTCAGCTGATCTACTGCGAGGAGGACGCCCACGATGCGCCGGCATTCTTCGGCGTGGACATGGCGGCCGGCGAGGTGCAGCCATGACCGCCTGGCCCGACATCGTCAACGGCGCCTTCGAGGCGGCCGCCGGCATCGCCGTTCTGAACCACTGCTTCGCCCTCTGGCGCGACAAGGAGGTGCGCGGGCTGTCGGTGGCCAGCGTGGCCTTCTTCGCCGCCTGGGGCGTCTGGAATCTCTTCTACTACCCGCACCTGGACCAGTTCTACAGCTTCGCCGGCGGCGTCTTCATCACCCTCGCCAACGCCATCTACGTGGCCATGCTGGTGCATTTCACGGGCGGCTGGCGCGACCTCGGCCGGCGCATCCGCGAGCGGCTCGCCGGATGGACGGTGTGCCGCGTCGGGGGCTGCCGCTACGACGCGCCGGTTCTCAGGTTCAACGCCCTGTATTTCTGCACCCGCTGCGGGAAGGAGATCGCCGGCCGCACGTGGGCCGACCTGGAGCCACTGACCGACGAGGATCTCGATGAGCTGCGTCATGAGATTGCGGCGGAGGGCAGGCCATGAGCCGGGGCATCTACACCGAAGCCCAGGTGCGCGCGATCGCCAAGGCCTACGACGGCCGCAGCGAGACCATCGAGACGCTGATGCAGCGATACGGCGGCCGCCGGCACAACATCCACATGGCCGCGAAACGCGGCGGCTACAAGAGCGCCCGCAAGCGCATCGAGTGGACGCCGGTGAAGGACCAGTACCTGCGCGACAACTGGGGCAAGGTGCCGCCCGCGGAGATCCAGGCGCACCTCGGCTGCGGGATCTCGGCGCTGGCCAACCGCCTGAAGCGCATCGGGCATTCGACCCGGGACAACGAGGACTTCACGATCTACGACCTGGAGCACCTGACCGGGCTCGATCATCGCCTGTGGCGGCGCTTCATCGACGGCGGCTGGCTGAAGAGCTACCCGGAATACGGCCGCAACGGCGCGGTGTGGTCGCGGCGGGTGAAGGT